TCACACAAACAATGAATATTGTAAACACCATAGCATGAACCTGGTGCTACAAGTCTCACCGTTAATATGATATCAAAGGAAGCATAAGCAAATGTACTCAAATACTTAGCAATTAATGGATTTGTTGCATATTGATAGAAGACATCAAAATTTCCTGCCAAATTCAACAAAGGGCTGTCACTGCTTGAAATAGAAAAGGTGGTGAGTAGTACATCTCTGTCAAATACACCATCCGCTGTTTCTAAATTTGAACCGCCAAGCGTAGCGGTGTCGGTTGATGTTGCCGACGCAACTGTTGTGCTAGGTACCAACATGGTATCTCTAGCTCCTGAAAGTCCAACAAGTGGATGTTCGTTAGAATTAATTTCTTCACTCATCTCTGAAATTTACAACAGGATCCCACACGCTTAAAGTACCATTACGATAAGCGCTAACATAGTCCTCGTATGCTAGTATTTTTAAATAAAAATTGCCTTCCCACCTACGAAAAGCAACTATCTCTTGGATTATAGACCTAAAGCGTTCAAAAATTTCTTTACCATGCATCCAAGCTTCGGCTAAAACATTGGAGTATAAAGTACAACAGTGATCAACCTCTGACAACGAACTTTTCACTCGCATGGTAACCATCTTGATCAGCGTTTTAAGCTCGATAGGTGCCAAGTAGACACCATCTTGCATCACGAACTTCCTTTTAAGAAAATTGATCTTATCAAGTGGATCAAATGGTTGCATAGCTTTACCCTTATCTGAAGTAGTAATAACAGCTCCAAATTCACGAGCTACAGCACTGCAAACAATTTGGTTGTACCACTCTGCGGAAGTGGACAACACGTTGTCATCGCCAAGAGTTATCTGGTGTACCAACTCACGAAAACGCGCTTGTGAATTGGCAGGTCTCAGATAATAGAAAATGTATCTGTGCTGCAAACAATTTCTAATGGTATTGGCTAATAGTGTGACCCAATAGCCTGTAGCCATTTGATTTGTTACCACAAAAACGTCTCCTTTACAAATACGTGTTGTGTATAGCGCACCAACTAACAAATTCTTAGCATCTTGTAACTCTCTTTTTGTGTAATTAAGTTTTTCACAAATTGATAGCAAAGTACTAATCATTGCTAGACCTTCA